TTATCTTCTAATTACTATTAAGCTTGGCTGTGATAATAGGTCAAGTCCTTTTTTGAATTCATTTAGGGTGTAAGTGATTACTCCTTTGGTTGGGTCTGCTATGGTTATTGTCTTTTTGGTTAGGCTGATGCTGATTGGGAAGACGTAGTGACCTCCTTTGTATTGTGTATAGTATTTCCAACCTGCACATATGCCATGTGCTATGACTGAGATTTTTGGGTCCTGAATCCACTCTGCAAGTTTCTGCCAGCCCACATCTATGAATTTAGCTTCACTAACAAGCAAGGTTATTCCCACTTTGGATCCTGCTTTACGGATCCCACTCATCAAAGTTGCATGACCGGTTCCATTCTTTGTGGTTTCTTCCAGGGCAGTCATAGTGGCTTCAGTGGTTTGTATTCCCAATTCTGAGAGAGCCATTACACTTGAAGATGGGCCGCAGGTGTAATCTGTGTCTTGTTTCTCATATTTGTAGGAAGGTACACTGTAAATCTGTGAGTTTGTTGTTGAACTTGTTGTTTTGATAGTGTTAGATGTAGATGTACTATTCAATAAACCCAAACTTCTTAGTGTTATAGGTCCTACTATTCCATCCTGGACCAATTTCTTAGATTTTTGATATGCGATCACAGCTGCCCTAGTAACAGGTCCAAAAGATCCATCAATCTTACCTTTATAAAATCCAAGACTTTGCAGTCTTAACTGCAATGCTTTTACATCAAGTCCTTTACTTCCAACTCGCAGTATTGTTTTTTCATTTATCATATTTTGTATCCTCCAAACGTGTTTTTAAGAAATAAAGAAAAAATTTAATAATATATGCACTGATAATAATCACGGTGAAAAAAATGGGAATGTTTGATTTATATCGATGTCCAAATACAGAGTGCTGGTGGAATGAATACAGTTCAAAGGAAGGGGATTGCCCTGAATGTAAGACTCCTTTAAAAAAAATGGGGGCTCGTGAAAGTGGATCTCTCATCAATGCAAAGAAAGCCCTTTTAAAGAACCCAGAAACAAAAAAACGTGCTGAAGAAAATAAACGTTTAAACCAATTATTATTCCACACAGAGACTCCAGATGAAGATTTAATCAAATCGATTGAGTCAGATATGAGTAATCTTGCGATGCATGAGGCAGGTACAAAATGGATGAGAGCAGGGACATTATTAACCTTTAATCCAACTCAACAGATGATCGGGGCTGGTTTCAAGGCGTTGATGGATCAAAATAAGATCCTCATCAAACAGAATGAGCTTATCCTTCGTGAACTTAAAAAATTAAATGAATAACCCTTTACATTTTTCCATACAATTCTAACCAACCATAAACAGTTCCTGATGATACACCCACCCCTACGCTTGAGGGAGCACCATTGTTGGACATTAAATATCTTAATCCTTGACCACCAGCACCTGTTTCATAAGCACTGGTATATTGCCAAGACGTGGCTTTCATATTGATTTCTAAATTCATTTGAGCTGTTCCCGAAGAATCTAAGGTGTTTGACATATTGGGTGTTCCATATCCTCCCGTTACACCCAATCCAGACCTATAATCTATATAAGAACATCCAACATTATTTCCGCCTTGTTTAACTATAAAATTACCTGTCGTAGTCCTGTTACTGTAAATACATCCTTTTAAGATATATTCTTCATACTGTGGAATAGAACTAATTGTCATCATAGTAACAGCACTTCCACTGGTTACATCTATTCTTCCAATGAGTTTGTATCTTAACCCCTTATATGATGCATTATCAATTTGGTTGTAGATAGATTGTAAGGTAGGAGTATCCATCCCTGATCGTGCAATACTATTTTGTGCAGAATAAACCCTTGAAACAGTGTTACCTATCTTTATTTTAGATTCACCAATTAATCTGGGATTTTTCTCAGTATCTGTTACTTTTGATTCTACGAGTCCAGAACGGTGAGGCAACCGGACATAAACTGTATCCCCAGCACAGTAACTAGATTCTATGCCTTGTAATCGTCTAAGGTCTTTTACTTCTGCAGTTATATTCAAAACAGGGTCTTGTTTATCCATTAGGGCAAGTGCACAGAGATTATAAATCACATACTTATTTGTTTCACTTGTTTCAATATTCCCTGTTTTATTTAAAACAGAGGATGAAGCTTCTTTTTTTCTTATATGTGTATAATTAGATTTAGTGTAATCCGTACTGTACACTTTATAACTGCCAGCATCCTTTTTAAACGGAGCATTCCAATAAGCAGTCACTACCTCTGTTCCATCCTCTTTTTTTTCAATAATCATAGGGATATTATCCCCAATATTCACAGCTAATGATTTAAAATTAGATAATATTTCAGCTGCAGTTACAGTATCCGTGGTCACTGCATTATCACTACACTTAATAATAGGTGCAATAGCAGTGTAAGTGTCCTCTTCATTAATTTCGAGTTCTATTTTATCAGTGTTTTCCCCTATCTCAATCGGCACGTCATGAGTAACTCCAAGTGATTGTTTAAAATCAAGATATCGATGTATGACATTACTACTTGTGTCTTTTTCGTATCTTGTTATGAAATAGTTTCCAGTATCCTTTTCAATCTGCCGGAGCAATGCCATGGGGTTAATTGTACCTGTGAAACTAGTAGTATTAGCTTTATTTCCAGTTTCAATTGTTCCAATATTAAATAGATCACCAAACCACGTGTTTAATTGAGTTGAATTAATGGTGATTGGATCTGCATCACTATTCTCAATAGGTTCCAGGTTATTTAGTTCTACTAGTACTTCCTCAGCAGTTATAATGATGTCATCCTGATCTACTGTTTTCTCAGCATTAATCACATACAAACAGGATTTCAGGTCTTCAGTTTCACTGATCCAGATTTTATTTCCATGTTCAAGCCAGGAATCATAATCGTTTTTGGTGTCATCATTAACGGGATGGGTTAGTTTAATGTTTTGTAACCCTGAATCATCATTGTACTCTGTTATATCAACTAAACTTGGATTTAACCATCCTATTAGGGTTTCATCATTATTTAGTACAAGAATATCAATGTCCATGAGTTAAAACCTCTCTTTGAAACTTATTGATTGAATAGTTGCACCTGTGGTATTTGAAAAATTATATTGATTATTCAGTACTAACCTGTCCGAGTTCATATCAATATATTCAGTATAATCATTCCCGTCTGTATCTATGATTTTTTTTGTTTTTGCATCATAAATTAGGGCTGTGCCCCTTGTGAATTCATAATGTATCGTCATGGTCTGATTTTCAATGGATTCAGTTATAACAATCTCTGAACCAGTAGTTAATAATTTTATCACAGGGAAAACTCGAGTTAAACCATTATTAGTTCCAACCATACCTGTTATTTTAGTATCAACAGATTCTGCTACTCCATCAGGTATTATGAGTTCCGCTTCACATTCAAAATCTTCAAAGTTACGGTCTGCCGTAATCGGTTTTTCAAGAATATAATTATATTGTTTATATGGTTCTAAATCAAATATAATTCCTTTAGAAATTGGTTTATTATATTTATCCCTTTCATTACTTATCCATTGGATTATTCTATCCATCAAATTATCTGATTCAGTTAAAGCTTCTGATATTACATTGAATTTAAGTTTAATTGTTTTTTCTTTAATATTACTTCTTGTAGGATATTTTCCATCAGCACCTGTCACATCAGAATAATTCACATCATTGTTTGCTCCACGAGGTATGCCATCCTCATCTAACATAATACCAAATAACTTTGAATGTGTACCTTCAATCATAAACCCTGGGGCCCCGCCCGTTTGATCTATAGTGTAAAAAATAGTAAGTTCTAAATTATTCAATAATACGTTCAATGAGTCTGTAGTCATGTTTTGTAATTGCAGATAAAATTTTAGATCTGCAATATTGATCTGATTTAGATTTAATCCCCAATTATCATAAGTGCCCCCTATACTGATTTGTGTAGTATCTGAATCTAAAACACATGATTGTGGACTAGATTCATGAAGAAGCTCGTCTTTTAATGAATATATCCCTGCAGTGATTATAGTATCTCCACTGAGAATACAGTCCCCGGTTATCTTGAAGCCAGTTACTAAAATTGTTTCATCTGTTTCTAATCCTGCTGTGTTAATATCCTCAAATACATACGATCCACTTTTTTGTAACGCTTCCAGATTTAATTCAGCAAAATCACCATTAATGATTAGGAGGTTTTTGTCATTGAATAATTCCATTGGATCTTCAAAGCCTTCAAAGTATTCAATAGGCACAATTGTGGGTTCTTGACTGAATTCAACACTTATATCATTTTCATAATACCCCACATAACCCGCATAAAACTTAAAATTATATGTTGATTCTGAATCATAAATAAAAGAAGCAGTTAATAATTGAGTTTCACCAATTGCACTTATCTGATTTGAAAATATTTCTTCTGTGTCTTTTATTATACTGAAACGATTATTTAATGGCCCATTAAATAATGGGTGATTTTGAGCATCTACTATTTTTGCATAGAAAGCAACTACATACTCTCGACCATTTTCAAGTTCTGAGAGTATATCCTGACTAAATGGTACCGTGATAGTATAAGTTTCTGTTAGCGTGGCAGCAATAACGTAAATATTATTTACATTACTAATCTGAGTGTCACCAGTGCCATGTGTTATTGTCTGTGTTAATGTACCAGTACTACTTGCAGATGCTGTGATTGTGAGGGTTGCCTCACGATTTACGAAACTCACAGCCCATATTCCCGTGCTAATATTATATGTCCCGTTTCCTGTGCTACTAATATAGTCCAACCCGGCGGGGAATGGTATATTTACTTCAGTAGTGGTTATGGCATCACTATTAACTGTGATTTTGATTTGATAATCAAATTTGTTTAACTGAACCTCATTTGCTGGTAAAGTACTACTAAGAACATAAGTAGGATTATTCACCGTCACTGAACGAGTAATATTTACTCCAGTACTTGCCTCAGTAGCTTTTAAGCTTTTAGAACCTACACTCGTAGTATTAAATGTTAAGTATAGTTTAGCCGTACTATTTGTTAATTGAGCAGCCCAAACACCACTACTATACGTACCAGGACCACTATGAGACATATAAACTAAACCAGATGGAATGGTAATGTTAACAGTCACCGTGCCACCAGGGTTAATCGCATTAGTATTATTCACTGTTATTTCAAAAGTTACGGGTTCACCAAGGACCTTAGCCTCTGGTGTGGTCATATTTACACTGTAAGTAGGTAGAGTGTAATTAACTGTGACTAAGATATAATCTAATGCCAAATCCCCAGGATTTGTACTAGTATTTTTAGGGTAGTTAATTCCCACACCAAAATTACCACTATTCACCATTGCAGGGGTAGGTTGCCAAGTACTAGACCTAGTCCATGTTTTGGAATATGCTGTCCTGCTTGTAGGTGGAGCGTTACCAAGTTGTGAAGCTGCTCCAACATTGTACAGAGTCAGTGTAGGAGCTGCTATGCTCATATGAGCAGTTGAACTACTATGACTTATCTTATAATGTTCATATGTGACTACTATTGAATCAATACGAGCATTACTAGGGATACTAAACCCAAAACCAGTTGCTTTTAATGGTCCTGGCCGGTTATATGTACCGCTGGCCGTTGCAATGTCATTACATCGAGCATCAATGTTATCATTTGCTCGAGCATTACTCAAACTAGACCAATTTCTGAAAGGGATACCAGTACTCGTTTGTGTTATCGTACTAGGATATTTAGTTATTGCAACCATATTTTTGTACTCCTAATTTATGAGCTAGAATATGAAACTTTGAACATAGTAATTGTTTTACCATCAACAAGGAGTGTTAAATCCTTTGTTACATTTGCATGGGTTTTTACAATCGTGGAATCATCAATCAAGTTACCTTTGAATAAATTTCCTTTAACTGTTGCTTTACCAGGATTTATTTTAAATTCACTCATGCTATTGCTCCTCCACGACTAATTCGTTTATCCCTTATTCTAAGGTTTTTAACCAAAGCATTAAGGAAATTACGATTGTTTAATAATTTTTTAAAGAAATTTTCATCATCTGCTGCTTTATTTATAAGCTCAGCAATTAATGCTTCATCTAAACCAGAAGGTACATTCTTTAAATCATGGACAATCGTAAATTCACCACTTATAACCACAGAATCCTTATTTTCACTGTTTTCATCTCGAGTATACCCAACAGGTCCCGGACCTGCAAAACTAACACCTGGTGAACCTCTCCATACCCCACGATTCTGGCGTTGAGTAGTATCAAATATCTTACCCCCAACCATTGCTGCCATGTGCCCAATATTTCCCCAACGGCCATGAATCATATGGGCTGGTATTCCCATAGCATTCGCAAGTCCCACCATGATCTCGGCTCCATCCCAACAATTGAACCGACCACGTTTTAAGGCTTCAAGATTTCCATAACGTCCATTATAATAGAACTCATAACTTGTTGGTGCGATTAGTTTTTCTGCCACAGCCTCGAATAATTTCATGTTTCCCCGGAGGGGGTTTGTTGTATTGCTGAAATCTTCAACTTTCAAACCACTGATATCCGGCATGGTAACATTGTAATTGTAGAGTTCATCACGTATTTTATTGTTGTTAGGTGTGCTATAGCTCCATCCTCCCGCATAACAGTTAGTACATGGTGATTCATTAATCAGGAAACTGTCAAGCAACTCTTTAGAGGATCTTGCAGAACCTGCAAAATTAGTTGAAAACATAACCCTTCTATGTATAGGTCCTGGTCCTGCAAACCATTTGGTTGGATGGGTTAAACGATCATAAAATGTCCTGATATTAACACTCAAATTACTGATTTTTCCGGAACTTTGAGATCGGATTTTTTCAGCACTGTTCACAATACCATTTTTCATAGTATCCCATGCAGAAATCATCTGCCCAGTTACTTGTTTGGTACTGTTCCTTATGCTTTTTAACTGACTATCAGTGTTTCCTTTGATTTTAAGCCATGCGGATTTATCATTATTCACCATACTGGTTAAACTATTAGTTACTGTGGTCCCCATGGAATTATAAGCAGTTGTTACTCCATTCTTTGTCATATTAGCTGCATCAATTGCTTTTGTCGCCTGTTCTGTTAAAACCTGAGTGTTTCCCATGTTTTCAGATACATCTGGAATTTTAGCTGTTAAATTAGCTTTTACATCTAAAGATGGAGAACCAAAACCAGATTGAATAGCATCACCCAAAGTGGCAGCCTTATCACCCAATATACTTTTATTTTCATCTAAAACCATATCAAGCCGGTTTAATTCCCCTACCATTGCCCAGTACATATGACCCGGTGATGCAATTCCCAACCCTTTTTTAAGGTTATTCACAATGTTTGCACCGAGGTTTCTTGCAGTATTATAGAGTTGTCCACCTATACTAAGCATACGCCCCACAATACCTGATAATTCATTATATACAACACCAGGAGCTTGTGAAACCGCAGTTCTTAAACCACTAACGATCCTACTACCCGCAGATCGTGCATAATTTGCTGCAGATCCGGCAAAACGTGTGATCCTACTCAATGTTGAGAGTAAATAAGCCCATACTTTACCAGGTAAACTTGTAACGTATGATATTATACCATTTACAAATCCAAGTGCTGCATTTTTACCTTTTACAAGTAACTGTGCCGCCCACGAACCAACACCAAGGATAATAGACATCAATATTGTTAACAACATTGATTTAAAGCCGTTCCAGATGAGACTTGCGAATTGACTGAATGTAATCTGACCTGAAAGGAGCTGTGCAAGTGCATTGATGAACAGGACAATATAGTTAATTACTGCCCTAATTGAACCACCAATTGTAGTCCAAACAGCTGAAAAGAATCCTCCTATGAAGTTTGCAACCTGAACAAGTACACCATAAAGGTTCTGGAAGACAGGGAGTAATGCAGATGAAATCACAGCCCATAATGCTGTAATAACATTTCCAATTTGGTTAAATGTACTATTTGCCTGTGCAGCTTGACCACCAGAAAATGCACTCCACACCACACTAAGTGCAGTCCATAAATTGCCCAGGGCAGAAGTAATAGGAGACAATGCCTCTCTTATACTTACCCATGCTGCTATAAATGTTCCTACAATAAAAGAACCAAGTTTTACAAATATTCCCCATATCCAGGAAAGAGCACCACCAACAGCATTCCACGCAGCCATCAAACCACTTACAATATAACCACCAAGGACTTTTAAACCATTCCAAAGGGCATTTATGGCGTTGCGGACTGTTTCATTCTTATTATACAAATAAGCAAGAACAGCAACTAAAGCCACAATAGCAATTATAACAATTCCAATAGGATTTGCATTCAGAGCAGCATTTAAAAGCCACTGGGCTGCTGTTAAAACCCCAGTTGCTGCAGCAGCAGCACCCGAAGCAACTCCATGAGCTATCCTAGAAGCAGTACTAGCAACCGTGGCTCCAACACTACCATTTGTAGCAAAAGTATAAGCCGTATTTGCAGCTGTTAAAACTCCGTTTGCTACTGCTGCCGCCTTAGATGCTACCGCACTTGCCTTTGTAGCAATAGTCTTCCGTATTGTTGCAATTGTTGTTGCATTTTCAGCTCCTTCAACAAGGCCCAGGAATATTAAGAATGCTTTGAAACTACCAATTATCGACTCCATCACAGGTAAAAGTAAAGCAAATCCTGAAATCAAAGCTGCCCCAACAATCATTAATTTAAAAACAAGGGGATGAGTCTTTTTAAGAGCCACCATGAAACTTAAAATTGCTTTAATAGCAGGTAAAAAAGCCTCACCTATCTGTCGACCAGCTGTACTAAATCCTTTCTTAACAAGTTGGATCTGTCCAGTGGTGGATTGTAACATCCCCTCCATAGACCCTCCCTTGGCAAGAACTTTCTGTAGTGCAGCGTTGTATCCTTCAACATCTGTTGATGCACCACTCCAACCGGCATCTAACAGACTTTGTTTTGTTATACCAAAATTGGCTTTCAGCATATCAAATTCGCCATTTAATCCTCTGAAAGAGGCAACCATAAGATCTTGAGCTTCACCTGTACTTTTACCCATTAAGAGAGCACGTTGACCTATATCATTCACAGTTGGGGATATAAGTTTGAGTTGATCATTGGTCATCCCTGTGCTCATTTTAATCTTTGACATTGCATTTCCCAGGTCGTTGAGGCTGACAAGGGAATTGTTTGTCATCTGATCCAAATAGCTGACAAAGCTTTTTGCAGCTGCACCGGATCCCATCGTGGCAGTCATGAGTGTGGTCATTTGTTCACGAACCATACCCAGGCCAATGGTAGCATCATAGATGCTTCCCATACCCAGGGCACCGAAGGCACTTGTGATTGCTGTTCCAAGTTCACCCATGCTATTGGTGAGGTTCCCAACTTTGGTTTTTGCAGTGTCAAGTCCTTTTCCAAGGGCTGTGCTTATCTTTGACCCAACGGATGATGCTTTAATGCTTAACGAGTCAAAACCCGCTATCAGTTTACTACCGACGGTTGTGCTTTCAATCTTCTGTTTTAGAGTGTCCACACCTGTTTTGACTCGTGTGATAGCAGAGTTAGCCTTATCTATCCCTGTTGATAAGAGGTTTCCGGCTTTTGTACCGCTTATTCCCAGTCTGTCGGTGAGTTGTTGTCCCTTGCTAAGTCCTGTGAGATATGCTTGTTGTTTTGCTGTGAGTTGTGCATATGCACTCATTCCATTGTTCCCCACTTTTTGCAAGGATTCTGTGAATTTGTCCCCGGATTGACTTGCTTTGTCAAGGGCTCTGGAGGCTTTGTCTCCCATTCCTTTGAGGTTGCTTTCTACTTTTTTAGCAACATCGGAGGATTTGTCTATTGCTTTGATGATAATTTCCATGAGTGCAGACATGCTTATCTCTCCATAAAATTTTAAAAAGAAAAAAAGGTATTTATTCAGTTTTATTCATCTCATTATGTAGATCCATCCTACCTTTTGAGATGAAATAGGCTTGAATAGGAGTTAACTCATTTTGACATACTGTCAAATGGTAGCCGCAGTAATCAAGCCATATAATTTCGGCAGCTTCTTCAGTCTTCAGGAAAGGAATCAATATCTTTTTTCAGATCTTCTTCATTGTCAATGTCAATACCTGAAAGTTTTTGAACAGCTGTGAATATTTCATCAAAAGCATTTGATTTAAGCTGTTGTATTTCCTCTTTTGTCCAGTCACTAGCTTCTTTGTGGTTGTTGTTCATTGAAAGATATAGGGCTTCTGTTTTTCCTTCAAATTCTGCTTTTGTCTGTTTTTCAAGGTCGATTATGCCCTTTGTGTGCATCTTTGATTTGCCTTTTGCCTGTCTTTTACCTTTCTGTGCTGCTCTGATTGCTTCCTCGTTAGCCTCAAATTTACCATAGGCTTTGGCTTCAATCTTCTCGATTTTATGCCATTCGTTCTTTGAAAGGGGACGGAGGGGAATTTCTCCACCTAAAGATTCTATTTCTACCAGTTCAGGGTCATTTACTCCACGTAATATATCTTCTTTTGATAAAACCATGCTTTTATCTCCTTAAATCAGTCTTTTACCTTTATTACAAATGTTTCAGGTGTTTCATTTACAGACACAATTAAAGGTGTTATATTTAACACATCATTTCCAGAACTCTTTACTTCAACATTATAACTTCCGAGTGGTACTGTTGCAATAGAACAAGCTCCAGATGCACTTGTTGCGGAACTAGTTAATTTTGCATCTGTAATTCTGTTAGTAATAGTCACAGTAGCTCCTTGCACTGGAACTGGTGTTGTATCATCACTTTGAACTGTGAAATTCACATTAGCTGTTCCGGGTGCTCCGGGTTGGATTTTAGGCTGGTTATTCTGAAGTTTTACATACATATCTGTGACAACTTCTGTAGTGCCATCTGCAAGTGTGACTTTCTTTGTTGCCATTGTTTGAAGTTCAAATTTCACATCTATTTCATCCGCATCACTGGCTTCATAGTCCACGCTGAAAATACATTCAGGGAATAATATTTCCATGCTGTCGGTTGCATCTTCACAGAAGTGTATTGTAAGTTTTAATGGCAATTTGTAGAGTTTACATTCACTCGGAGAATCTGCAACCTCTCCATACTCAGCCTTTGCAATCAGATCAAGGGTTTCCTGGACAAGTGTTGATTCAATACTAAGTGTGACCTCTCTTTTCTGTGCCTTTGCCTTGGTCTGAGGCTTACGACTACCCAATCCTATAGTTTTATCAATATTAAGATTGTTTTTACCTTCAAAACTGAATTTAGACACTATACCTGGAGGTGTTGCACTATCTAAGAGTATGGCTATGTCATAGAATGCTATGAGTGTGTCATCTGGGATCATTTTTTGATCTGCAGGTTCAGGAACTTCTAGGATTCTTGTTTCATCTTTGTATTTCCACTCGACAGATCCGTCCATGAACTCATCACCAACTTCGAGTTTTAGACTATCGCAGAGCATTCCAACAAGTTTTTTCATTACTATGTCAAATGTGCTCCATCCTGTGAAGCTCGGTAGTTCAGTGTTTTCACCTCCCCAAAATTCGTGTATGTTTGTGTTGTTTCCACCAGCTGTGAAGACATAGTTTCCCAGAAATGCTTTCATATAATGTCCTATTCTTTTCAAGTCACATTTCATATCATAACTAGCTTCAGGTTTCATTACTCCTGCTTTTGCCTTTTTAACACTCCTTGAACCTCCGGAGTAGGTCATTGGTTTAGTGTTTGGTGTGGCTTTGGCTTTGCTTACTTCTTGATGCCAATCAGGTACATTGTCTGATGCTGTCCCATATTTGGCTTCTTCTTTTAATCCTAATACTCGATTTGCCATGAGTTTTACCTCCTATTTTTTGCATTCCAGCCAACTTATTGGATAAATAAAGTCAAAAATTATTGATGCAACTGGAACTGATTCGTTATTTCCCTCCACGTTTACCTCTCCGTCAGGAATTAATTCGTTGAAGTTCACGAATTGAAAGATACGGTTAGGGTCGTTTGGGTTTTCCTTTAAAATGTTAAAATGAGTTATTATACATGCACCCACCCGGGTTGCAAGGTTTTTAGCTTTTTCTGTTGCTATTTCTGGATCCTTATCATATTCAACACAAACAAACTCAAAAGATGTTTGTAGATAATTTGTTCGACTTAGGTTCGCTTTTGAACCTGGTTGTGGTATTGTAGGGTGCTCAACAATCCAAACAAGAGGAGTGTCAACACCAACATCACTCTTAGGTCCTACGATAACGTTTTTAACATCTTCTAATATTCCTCCAGGTTTAACCTCATATTTTATGTAGTTGGGAACGGTTCTTGAAACAGTATCTAATCCTTTGACTATTCCCTGGGCCATTAGTATTCATCCTCCCTGTGTTTCCCTCACAGCTCTTATTGTGAATTCAGGCACTCTTCTCTCTGTTTGTTTTATACTTTTTTCAACGAATTTCCGGGGTTTCATACCACGAACCCATGGTACTGCAATCATCCTACCCTTGTATTTGAAAGGTCCAAGTAGTCGAGCAGTTTTCGGTCGTATTAACTGGCCACGTGGCCCATATATTCCAGTACCATCATTAACCCATTTTGTGTAGATTGCACTGCTGATGATTTTCTGATTTAATTCTCCACTGAATTGGCCGGAGATTAACCAGCTACCTTGCATCTTTCCATGATCAACAGGACTGTTTCTTTGAAGATTTCCACGTAATTCCATCACTGATAAATCAACAGTTCGTCTGACAGCTTTTTGAGTCATCTTTGCAGGACTTTTATCTAATTTAACTGTCACTCCCAAATTAGACATTGTATAAGTCAGCTCCTGTAACTGCTGAAAAATCAACATTATCTGATTTGGTGGATTTGTCAACAACAAAAGGATTTAAATCTGCTTTAAGTGAATCATTGAATACATTATCATCACTGATTTTGATAGTCCAATCATTGACTTTTACCAGGGCGGTTTCACGTCTTGCAACAGCCAGGGCAACCATATTAGCCACCAATCTTAAACAAACATTGCCCACTGCTCCAGGGACATTATCTGTCCAGGAAGTGTGACAATAACTGTCAATTAGACTTTCAGCTTGTGAAATCCATTTAGTGAGTAAAGTGTTAAGGCCTTCATTGTCATCTCCATCCAGTTTTAGCTTCTTAGGGGTAACACCGGTTAATCCTATTACTTCCTCAGTGGTACAATATGTCATGTTGAATCACTATCCTGTCAAAAAAAGAGAAAAATGTGCTAAGTTAACCAATTTATACTGGTTTTGTCTGGTCTGAGAGTGCAATTACATTCACAGCGGGGTTCTCATAGCCCTGGTCCGTTTCCTGGGTTAAGACATAATCAGTTCTGCGTAGTTTTGGAATCCTGTCAGGCTCAATGGTAACGTTGTAGAATATACCAAATGTAATGTTGTTAATGTCTTGTAACATAGAAACATTACCATATCCATTAGTAGTGTCTAATATTTCACTGTCATTCAAGACTGATGCTTCACGAACAGGGATCCCTTTGTAGGGTCTTGCTACGTTGTTGCTGATTGCATCATCACCTGCAACAGTGGGTCTTTCACCAACTTCATCAATGTAAGTATCAAACTGATCACTGTTCAAGTAGAATCTAAGATTTGAACGGTTTTTCAGGTAGTTCCTGGGATAAGCTTTTAGCATGGCTTTCATCATGTCGGTGACTTTTCCTGCTTTGTCAAATGCTTTACCTGTTCCGGTTCCGTAGATTTTATTGGTTGATTTTTTAATCCAACCGTCCTGGCTTTCGAGTAAACTACCTGTAGTGTACTTATCTTTGTCCCCACCTACTGCAAGGGACTCCCAGTCTTCACCGGCCTGCTGACCCATCATTGAAACAAGAGTAGTATTAAAAGAAGTACCTTCTACATTTCTTCGCAGTGATTTATCAGTTATTCCTACTGTGGCAATGAATTCTTCGGCTTTTAACTGTTCCTGTGCAAAGTCAGGACTCTTGGTGGTTCCTTCCTGGTTTTCAACTGCTTTTTCAAGTATTCTACCACTGAATCCTACCCTGTCAATATTCTGTACCTGGGCAGTCATCTTAATTAGTCGGGCTTCGGAGAGTATTGTTTTATCACGAGTAGCAGCTAAAACATATTTGTTGAAATATGCAGGTTGTAATATGCTTGCACCTAGCTTATCTGTGGTGGTTATGTCTTTAAATGCAGCTGAAAGCTGATTTAACATGTTTGTATTATCTTCTGTCATTTTATTTACCTCCAAATTTTACATTTTGCAACCGTTTAAATCACGGCCTAATTCTTCTTCAAAAGATTTAATCACAGGAGTGGGGTTTTTTTCTCCATTAGGTTTTAGAGATTTAGATGCTCCTTTACTTTCAGGAGTTTCCTCTTCATCTTCCTCTTCTTTTGATTTTTTACTTGAACTGGTGAGTTTGGTTCCGCAGCTGCTACAATATTTATCATCTGTTTTAACTACCGCACCACAGTTAGAACATTTTGTTGGACCTCCTCCTGAGGAAGATTGTTTCTGGGCTTTCATAGCTTTGTCAACAGCCTTGTCAACAATTTCTTCAATGTCTGATTTTTCAACATATTCCTTAGTTTCATTTTCTTTTTCTTTAGTCACATTAACGCCTCCATTTTCTGATTTTGGGTTTATAAAATTTGTTAAAAGATTTATAGCTTCTTGAATCTTATTTTTAGATTGTTTTGAAATCACTCTACCCTCTTTACCTACAAAATTGGGATTGCTTTTAGTACTGCATGAATTATCCACACAAGGGTTTTTTGTCAAAGTCAATGTGAAAGCAACAGGATTATTAATATCCTTGATTAAAACTCGGCTTTTCAGGGATGCCATAACCTTATCAGCATCTTCTTTTGATAAAACTGAAACTGAATAAGCTATTTCACCTTTTAATGCTGCTTCCATCATTTCAGGGTCAGTTATTTTACTCTTTACCACCCAGGTTCCTGCAGGATATTCACGTTCTTCACCTTTGATGTTTTTCATCACTTTGGGGGCATCAAGTAGATATGATTCCACGGGATCCCCCATGTTTTTCTTAGTTACAAGGAATTCGTGTTCTTTGTCGATTATCCTGTAATTCATGAATTCATGTGCTATTTTTGCAACTTTTTCTGCCGTGAGTATTTCTTCACCATTTGCAGCGTCACAATCTGGTTCTCCTGGGATGAGGGCTGTTCCTGTGAACATGACATGGTCTTTTGCTTTTTCAACTGCTAAAACACTTGATTTAGAATTAGATATTCTCATAAAAATTCACCTCCAAAAAATTAGTTTTATTATTCTTCAAAAATTTTGATTAACTTCTTTTTAACTCTATAACGTTCAATACCTTCTTTAAATCCTTTAAAAAATGGTATGATAACTAATTCTAAGAAAAGGATTAAGAAAGCTAGAGCTAAGAAGAGATAAAGTAATGCAAAATTCAGAGGACATCACCCCCTATAGAAATTGGTTTAAAGCTAAAGCTAAAGGTCTAAAACAGAAATGAGTTTAAATAAAAAGAGAATAGTAAAAATTAATTTATAATGTATTTATACCCTGTTTTTCATCATCTTCTAATGTTTTTTTAACAGCTTCGTCAAATTCTTTCCAATGCTCTGATTCTTCATATTTGCCCCTGTAAGGATTTTCTTTTAATTCCTCATTTACAAGAACACCATTAGAATCATAGGTTTGTATAAGCATGTTACGAGCATCTAATGAATATTTTTCACTAAAATCTCCATTTTTATCTAAATAGCTTATAACATGTTTTCCACCATTTTCTAACTTTGTTGTTTCTTGCTCTATATTCCCGGGCATAGTTATCATAATCAATCAAACTCCTAACAATGTCTTAATAAATTCAGCACGATTTGGGAATAATCTTCTAAAATTTAATCCTTCATCAGATTCAGGTAGTAAATATAATCTTATTGATTCTGCGAAATCATCACTAAAAGCTGATTCGGGACTTGTTACTGCTCTATTATAAAACGATTTTTTCGCATAAGATGAAGGCCATCGCTCTCCATTTAATAGATTATCTGCTCTAACTGCATTTAAATATTCAGTACTTGATGAATATTTGTACAGATGAGTTGAACTATCAAGTATGTGTGCAGCTTCATGAGGAATAGTTACATTCTTGATATAAAGCGCTGGATTTCGACCACCAGGAGGTAACAAACACATCCAATCTCTTCCAGAGATAGTAAACCCGGTTGTATATCCTTCTCCTCTTTGGATTGTCTGATCTTCTATGAAAATACTTTTAACTGGGCCTTTTAACTTCTGAGGTAGATTACTGTAACCCTTATAAACATCATCATGACTTACAAAAGGAGTTCTATCCCTTATTGTATTAAATATTGTGATTGTGTTGTTTGCACCGTCACCATGCCTGTAACTTACACCAACATACCTTTTACGACCTAATTCTGTTCTTAATTCTCGTGTTCTTCTGATATTACTCTTAACAATTTCTCTATCAGAATCATCAACAGGATAAAAAATACCTTCCTGGTCAAATCCAGGAATAGGAATCAAATCACCTTCAAAGAAGGTAGTTTCACCTGGAGGAGCCATCATGCCCAAAGGCATCAAATAAGGTACAGTAGTACACCTACAGTGGATCCATTCCTTCTTAGGACCACTACGGTCACCAGGCCTTGTGAGGCTATTGCTGAATTGTGATCCTACCTTGGTAATCTGACCATGGATGGCCCGATGACTATCACGGACCCGTGCATCCTGACCAGTCCACCACTGATGATAACTGATATCAAAATCATAGTAAGCCTGAAAAGCCCCTTCATTCTGTGCACTGTTAATCTCTGTCCTTGCTATACGTGTTGCTTCATATCCACTAAGTTTGCTAAATTCCTTCTGCAGACTCCGGGCAGCATTATCAATACCAACACCGTCATTATAACTCTGAGCAAGGTTTTTGGATATGTTATGGTTAACCCTGTCCATCACTCCCTGTGATGCTACGAAAGATTTATTCTTGATATTTTCACGGGTTGCCTTATCAATGCCAAAGAAATCATTTCCACGAGTAATATTCAGGGCTTTGGTTGCAATATTCAGATTAAATTCCTCCTCCAATAATTTAATCAACGTTGCATTCCTACCATAACCCTGTATGAAATGTTTTTCATTGGTTTGTGCTATTAGTTGACTGTAAACAACCCGTAAATCATCCAATGGAGATATAATGGAATAAAAATCAGTAGGTATCTCATCATAAGATTGTAAATTTTTAAGGATCTGTTTTTCAGTGACAATGAAAAGGGAGGATAATTCATTAGATAGTTGTGTTTCAGCAGCTAAACGATCATCATAATTTTGTTTTAAGACGTTTAAAAGCTGCTTTGACTGCTGCAACTGTGCTTTCACTGCTAGCATTGGACCCCTCCATACCATCAATTATTGACTCTTCCAAACCATCCAAAACTGTAGAGGTTCCAGGTGGATCCGCACTGGTGGAGGGATTCCAAACAAGGTCCAGAGGCTGGCCATTCAGGTAATATTCATCAAGATAAATATTATCAGGGTCATCTTTAAGACCAAAACGTTCCCCAAAGTATTGAATTAATTGTCTAGGAGTCATACTAGCCATATTGAACATTTTTTCAGCAATATTAACCTCACCTGCAAAATCAACTATATCAATTTCTTTAAGTTGAAATTTGCAGTCTGTAAATCCAAACTCTTCCCTGATAAGCCAGTTCATATCATACTCATCATCACTTTGAAGGGGTTCAAGTACACTAGTTTTGTATATTTTATCTGCATCTGCACTGTTAGAGCCACCGAGGGATCCTGTTTCATTTATACCTAACCGATAAGCAGGTACTCTGTGAGTTGCTAACACTTCATCCCGGTTATCTTTACGGTAAAGCCTGAAACTAGCCTCTTTAGTCTCAATGCTAAGTGGCTGAATCTTAACCTCAACATTACCTTCCTCACCTTCTGAAGGTATTAAAATTGTAACTGCACTATGAGGGTTTTTGATGACTTCTTTCAACTGTTGAGATATTCTGTATCGAAGGGTTTTGGTTTCATCATAACCCTCATCTCCAGGACGTTTATCATAATCTTTAAAATCTCCCACTACTGTCACGGCAAATGCAGGCATACCATAGTTTCGGAAGAAGGAACTATTATAATCTCTACGACTAATGTCTCCATATATAGCCCCTATGGCTGGGATTACTTTGGGCATTCCATAGAAGTGAGATTTTGGGGTGTAGTCAAGATTCCAAAGAATTTCATTAGCTAATTCTTCAACTGGTAATGAATTTGCAGGTTCTTTGTCTCCAGTGTTACAGTTCACATCAAAAAGAATATTCCCATTGTGATCTTTATTTGAGCCATATAATACAAACCAGACCTCTTTATTTCCCACCTTTTGCTGAACTCTTATACCATCCTTATGTCTTCTGAGTGTTTGGCTAGGAATATGTTCTAAACTTGTTAATTTGGTCTTATATCCTCCTTCCCTGATTATTTCAATAGCACCATAACCTATACTTCGCCTATCATACTGACGCCTGTACAGTACATCATTAACTTTGAAACTATTGAAAAAATTAGTTAAAACCCGTTTATGTCCCTCATTAATATCTTCCTCTTCACTCACAGGTTTAATACTAAAACCAAGACCACCCGACTCCCGGGCCACCACATCACAGCACTGAGCATGATAAGTATTTCGTTCTAGCAAATCTGTGAGTTATTCTGGATTATAAAGAGGCTCGTGAAGGTTTTCATAATCCCAACCATCATCTTTAATCTGTTTACTTTCACCTTCACCTTGAGCGGATTTAATGACATATCTGTCAAGGACATCTTTATTGACAACATCCCATTTGTCATCCATCTTCACTATAAAAGCATCAGGTTCTTTACCACTCATGCAATTATTCTCCTTTTAGGTCGTAACCAATACCTAGCTGTTCCTGTACACGTATCAACAATATCATCTTCTCCACCCTCTTCACCTGTAAAAGCAACTAACTGATCAACAACTTTTTCATTCCATTGAGCTTTAACCATCTTAATACGTCTATCTTCAGCTAAACCTTCCAAATCAAATGCCCTAACCTTTTTACTTTTATTCACTTTATCAGAACGAATGGAGTAACCTTTTAATTCTTCATCCCGCCGGAATTTATCTATTAAAATTTTAGAACCACTTCCAGGTTCCTGTTCAACTCTTATCACAGTTCTCTTACCATCTTTGTGAGCTATGCGTGGAAATGTTCTAAGAAGTTTAGAACTTGTGTATTTACCATGAATTAAGTCTAAAAAATAGAGGATATTACCATCCCAAGATGAAAGCAAGCCACTTGTACCATCACCTGCATCTCCACTAGCTCCAAAGTCCCAGTAACGTAAAGTTGGCAGGTCTTTTGGAAGTTTAGATAAGGGGATAGTGCATGTGAGTTTACGTGTGGTGGGGTCTTCAAACCATTCACGTTTGAAGATGTCTCCATCTCTTTCGGCTGGATTTCCTTGGTAAATAGCATTAAAAAGATAGCTGCCCATTGCTTTTTTCTCAGCCATGAGCCAGTCATAGCTTCTTTGTTCAGGCCATAATACATCTCCAACCCTTCGACCTAATAGGTCCTGTTCAGGGTCTTCACAGATTGCAGGTAAGTTAAGATCCACCCACACATTAGGATCTATACTGCCCCCATTTCTGAGGATTTTAAGGGCTTCTTTAGCAGAAATGGTTGGTTCAGTTTCTTTAATGATACCATGAAGATCTTTTAAGTGTAAACGTTGTGCAATAACAATCATGATCGGTGGCAGACCATTAGTCCGTTTCTCTAAACGGGTTTTAGCTGTTCCACCAATCCATTCACGTAATTTTCTTTGTAAAGTTTTACTTTCAGCCTCAGCAACACTTTTAATCGGATCATCAATAATGAACAAACCTGCACCAAAACCAAGAATACTACCTGCAGCTCCAACACTGAGCATCCGGCCACGGTACGGTTTTTGAATGTTAAAACGATTATTTGCTTTACTATCATCAGCTAATCTGACATTATATGGGCTTAAGTGCCCATACATGTTGATTATGTCTTTAACTTGCCTACCAAATTCACTGGCAAGCTGTTGACTGTAACTAGATAAAATTATATTGTCATCAGGAAAATGAGCTAGAAAATAAGATGCAAAATTTTTACTTACCAAGGTACTTTTCCCATGCCTGGAAGGAACCCCCAAGAGGATTTTACTAACTCTACCCTGAAGAGCATAATTTAAAAATTCAATAATTAAAATATCAAAATTTCGAGGTTGCCAACGTCCCTCATTAATCAATATTGACCATCGAGGGAGTCCTAAGATGCCATGTTCCACATCTAACAAACCCCTATTTTACCCTTTTCTCTTTTCAATAAGCTTTTTAGCAAATTCCAATTCTTTATCCATCAGATTAGGATCAAGTATAGAACCCTCAACACCATCAACACGAACATCATTATCACTCTTAGTAATCTCAGAAGGCTCACCAGCTGCTAACTTACTCACCTTCTGAGCAGACTCCAAAGCCTTACCCAAATTCATAAGCTGATAACCAGCACTCTTAACACCCTTAATAACAGTTCCATCATCCAAAACCTTAAGGATCTGATCACCATCAAAGATCTTCTGGATCTCACGTGTAGCAGCACGACGCAACAGGTTAGCTGCTCTGTTGAACTTAATGTCTTCAACTATGATCTCTTCAGCTTCAAGATCACTAATTTCCTCATCTTTCTTTTTAGCCGCAACCTTCTGTGACACCTTCCGCTTGTAATCTTCCCTTCTTTGCCTCCAATTCCATTTTCTCGCTTTTTGCTTTAAACTATCATAACTAACGTTATAATACTCTGAAGCGTCTTTAAGGGTTGGATATACCTTTACACCGTCATCATCACGGTATCCTCGGACCATATCATTTTCTATCTTCTCAGCAATATCCTGAGAAAGAGTGTTTTTGGCAGCCATTTAGTGATCACTTTTTGAAAATTTAGTGAAAAATTAGTGAAGTATCTTAGTGACTATTTTATCAGCACGGTTACGAAGGTTATTAGTAGTCCTGCTATGATGTACCATAATCTGTTTTCTAGTCCTGTGAGTCTTTTTTCTAGTTTACTATCTTCTAGTTTGAGGTTGCCATTGGTGGTTCTTTTTTCTGCCATGAAGTCTATGACTTTTTCTTTCCAGGAGAAAAATGAATCCCATCGTTTTTCATGGATACAGATATGTTCTGTTCCAGTGTAATGACTGTTTTGTGTGTAGTTACGTGAGTTTCCTGGTTCGTCTTTGAGTCGAGGAGCCATAGGTTAACTCCTCCTTTTTATGCTGTTTTTAGTTGGTTTGCACCAAGGAAACCTATGAGTCCACCAACTCCTGCTGTTGCAAGTTCTGCCTGACCTTTGAGTAATGCTACTGCACTTATTATTCCCACTATGGCCACTATTTCTATCTGTACTTTTACGTCCATCAT